AAACGGTTACAGTCTGGTTATTACGATCTTTCTAAACCAAACTCAGATCGTAGGGCAAATTTAACCCGTGCTCTTGGTTCTGATCCCGGTACTGCTGCTTGGAATCCTTTTAAAAGTAAGCCCAATCCTAGCGATCCTAAGCCAGGTACCGTAGGTCCCCCTACCCCTAAGAACAATCTTGCAACAAGCGTAAAAGGTCGCCCTGTAGGACAGCAAGCTGTTAAGGGTGGTAAAGCTGTTGCATGGGATGGTTACAAATGGACCCTGTCCAAGAGTGTCGGACAAAGTGCTGTAGCTAAAGCTCCTTCTGCTCCCAAACTCCCAGCTGCAACTTCTACTGCATCTGCTAACACTGCAAGTTCTACCCGCAGAACGGGCAGCGCTTCCATGCGTTCCCCTGTGCGTTCCTCTTCTCCTTCTAAGCCTGCGACTCCAGAAGTCAAGCAGTCCAAGGATATGAATGAGAACTACCGGATCTGGGCTGCAGCTAACAGCAAGTTGGCTGACAAAGTCAAAAAAGGACAAGCCGGTTACAACGCTATCAGCAAAGATGCTGTAGCTGGCATGGGTCCTGTCCGTGACTCTGCTTCCTACAAGCCCAGTGTCTCTAGCTCTGATACTGCTAGCACTCCTAACAAAGACGCCCTCAAGACACAGTCTGGAACTGCTAAGAACTTCCGTACTGATGTTGCTCTCCTAGATAAAAAGAAGAAGAAAGTAAATGGCTAACAAGAAACCGCTAACACTGGGTAAAGGTACTCCCAATACTCCTGCCCCTCAACGTAATCCTAACGGTCGTAGACCCAGCAGCACAAAACCTAGCCAATCTGGCCTAGTCCGCTCAGCACAAAAAACCACGTCTAGTGGGATTACTGAGCGTCCTGATGGCCGCGCTCAAAGTGAAGGTCGCAGTGGTCGTCAATCCATCTCCAAAGCCACCGTCTCTAACAGTGGCCAAGGTGTGACTCCTGGATCTGCCGGTGGTCGTGTCACCACTGGTCAAGGTCGGCAACGGGTTGTCCTTCCCCCCGTACCTCCCAAGCCCAAACCTACCTACACGGGTACCACCAACACCATTCGTGCCACTGGTGGTAACAGCAGAGACGCCAAGATCAACCGTCTGTCTGCTCAGACGGCACCAATGACAGGCAACAGCCCTCTTGGTCCTCAACCTAAACCCAAACCTACGGCTGCTAGCAACCTAGCTAAGTCCCAACAGATGCTCCGGAATCAAATGGGACCTGTTGCCTCTGCATTGGGTGGAATTAAGAGCCTGGGTATGCAAGCTATTGCTGAATCCGTTGCTCCACGTCCTACGGCTAACCAAGATGTGGCCTATAACCAAAAGAAAGTAGCTGACGTTCTCAAGATGAAGAAGAAGCGTACAGCTTAACGTTCTCTAATTGACCCCTAGGAGCCCCTACAAGAGGCCTCTGGGGGTCTTTCTATATATTCCCCTATGAGCGATACTTTACAGGCCTTAAAGGACGATTTTAAGCTATTCCTTCAAGCCCTTTGGAATCAACTGGAGCTACCTTCCCCCACCCGTGCTCAGTATTCCATCGCAGACTACCTTCAACACGGTCCTAAACGCTTACAGATCCAAGCATTCCGTGGTGTTGGTAAGTCCTGGATTACAGGAGCCTTTGTTCTCTGGACTCTTTTCAATAATAATGAAAAGAAGATCATGATTATCTCAGCCTCGAAGGAACGGGCAGACAACATGTCCATCTTCCTGCAAAAGCTGATCATTGAGACCCCTTGGCTCTGTCACATGAGACCCAAAGATGACTCCTCAAGGTGGTCACGGATCTCGTTTGACATTAACTGTCCCCCTCACCAGGCACCATCCGTCAAAAGTGTGGGTATTACCGGTCAGCTTACCGGTAGCCGGGCAGACCTCATGATTCTGGATGACATCGAAGTTCCTGGTAACTCCATGACTGAGATGATGCGTGAGAAGCTCCTTCAACTCTGTACAGAAGCTGAATCAATTCTCACCCCCAAGAAAGACTCCAGGATCATGTACCTGGGGACTCCACAGACCACCTTTACCATCTATCGCAAACTAGCTGAACGGAACTACCGTCCCTTTGTCTGGCCTGCACGGTATCCCCGTGATTTGGCTAACTATGAAGGGCTTATCGCTCCCCAGCTCCAATCAGACATCGACAACGGTGCAGAGAAGTGGGAAGTTACCGATCCAGACCGCTTCTCCGGTGATGATCTGCTGGAACGGGAAGCAGCCATGGGTCGTAGCAACTTCATGCTTCAGTTCATGCTGGATACCAGCCTGTCTGACGCTGAGAAGTTCCCCCTTAAGTTCTCTGATCTGGTTATTACAAGTGTTAACCCGACTCAAGCGCCAGATGCTGTGGTGTGGTGCTCTGATCCTCGTAATGTGCTCAAAGATTTGCCTACGGTGGGCCTCCCAGGTGATTACTTCTATTCACCAATGCAACTCCAAGGTGAATGGACCCCCTACACGGAAAGTATCTGCTTTGTAGACCCCTCTGGACGCGGTACAGACGAGACAGCAGCTACCTATATGATGCAAAAGAATGGCTTCCTTTACGTCCCAGAGATACGGGCCTACAAAGATGGCTATTCAGACACCACTCTCCTTGACATCCTTCGTGGTTGTAAGAAGTTTAACGTTACCAAACTGATCATTGAGTCTAACTTTGGTGACGGTATCGTCATGGAACTGTTCAAGAAACACCTCCAACAGACCAAACAAGCCATCGACGTCGAAGAAGTCCGTGCCAACGTCCGTAAAGAAGACCGCATCATTGACTCCCTAGAGCCTGTCATGAACCAACACCGCCTCATCATTGATCGACAGGTGGTGGAATGGGACTACAAATCCAACCCGGATGCAGCCCCAGAAGAACGCATCCTCTACATGCTCTTCTACCAGATGTCTCGCATGTGCAGAGAGAAGGGTGCCGTTAAACACGACGACAGATTGGACTCCCTAGCAGGTGCTGTTAAATACTTTACTGATGCCCTCTCCATCTCAGCCTATGAAACCGTCAAACTCCGTAAGCAGGAAGACTGGCAAGACATCCTCGATACCTGGCTAGATGACCCCCAACAGGCTGCTAACCATATGGTCTTAGGGTTTGACCTAGGCCAACGTCAGAAGGCTCGTGGAGGCTCCCAAAGACACAAGATTCCTACCTGGAACTAATCTAACGTGATCGTTGAAACCTGTTCCAGGAGAATGGGTTTGAGTAAGTGGGGTGTATACAGGGGAAGGAAAGGCCCATAGGGGGGAAGACACTCTCATTGACTGGCGTCAATAAGACCAATCTTCCCCTTTACTGATGTCCTAAGCGAAGCGTGTGAAGGGACATCCCTCATAAAGACACAATTTCCAACTCCCTCTTAACTCAACAGGGTTCTAACCAGTACTGGATCCCGTGAAACCCAATTGAACCGCCAAGGCCAACACGGAGCGACACGTAGTGGAGCGGAGTCTGAACAATCCTATTACTACTTATCCTACTGTATGGAGTACAAGTATGAAGGTAATACTAATGATACCTACATTAGTTATTTCCGTAACAGAGAAGGTCCTAATGGTATCCTAGTCTATTACAAGAATGTAAGTAGATTCGTTACCACCAGTAAAGGACTTAGAGATGTCTTTGGTCCTGCACGGTACACCGACAGTGTCAAGCTGGCATCGAAATGGTGTGATGACATGATTGAAAAGTATGACTCAGTAGCAGCTGAGGTTACCCATGATCAGATTGTTAAAGACGGCTTTGGTCCAGAAGCTCATCAGGATGTAGACCCCACAGCTAATACAAGAATGGTTGTCTGATGGTTACCCTTAAACTTAATACCTTTAAAGAACTCTATAAACTCCTTAAGTCCAAGAACTCTGGGTTTAATAAAGGTCTACTTGTTATCCTTATTCTCATTGAATCCTGGTATGTTGGTCAGACTAAGTCCAATCCGGTTGATGAGAAGGTCATTGAATTCCAGACTAAAGAAGCTGTTGATGCAGCTATCAGTGAGTATGAGGCTCAAGAGGACTTACCTGATAATGCACCCATTTACTCTGAATCCTTGGGTGGTGAGATGAGGTTGACTGCACCTTGGTACCAGGAAAAAAATGACAAAAATGTCTGAAGTCCCTTATCGTATGCCCAGGGACGCAGCTACCCCCGGTAGGGTGTACTTAGTGGGCCTATATGTCGCCCCTAAGTAACAATTAGGCCACGCTAGATGTACAGTCTTATCGTCCAAGCTGGGTTGCTGCACTATGCAGTGTTCTCCAGCATTCTCAATTACTATTGCTATTGAGAGTCATTCTCAAATGATCTGTCTGGGCTTCGGATTGTTTGCATATATAGATCGCGCGCGGTTCCTTTATTCTGTGCACCAGTGGGAATTGTGTTCATTTGTAAACACAGTGTGCGGATGGCTGCACTGTGCCCACTAAGCGTGGTAGTGTTGCTGCACAAGCGAAGGGGAGCTGGAACGACACCAGCCAAACCCTCGCTTCAGGCCTAGGCTTAAAGCCAACCGCCGCACGCTTTGAACCTTGACAACTGAATAAAAACCTTGTTCACTTGGCTTTATAGCTACGACAACTAAACGGTAGGCATCACTTATAGCGCGATGCTTGGGTTCAAAACCCTTGCCTACCTATTGCTTCCTAATGAGGGAAGCATTCTTTAAACCATGGCCACGCTTTACATTCCTGAGACTGTAAGCCTACGGTTTACATTGTCTGAAGAATGCCCCATTGAAGAATATTTAATGGATGGCATAGTTAGTGAGTACTTTCCACAAGATGACGGCACTAATCAAGTAATTATCAAGGACGTAGATTTAGCGTTACTTGATAATCTAAACCCTGACGAGTTAGCTGAATTCTTTGGACTCGATACCGAGTTTATCGAAGCGGTTGAATGTTTATCTTAATTGACTATCTCTTCACAATCACCAAAGGAGTCAACCAATGGCTAAGTCTAAGCTCACTGTTTCAGCTAAACCCAGAGTTAAAGCTAAAGCTAAACACAAGGGGTATGTAATCGACAGAGGATTCAGTCCCATTGATAACAAACCTTACGTTGCCATTGCTACAGTTAATTGCTCTAATCGCAAGACTGGCAATATGGTCCAGGTTTGGATCATGCGGGAAGATATCAACCCAGTGGAAGCAATTGCTACGGGTGATGATGTCAGCATTTGTGGCACCTGTCCACATAGAAAGAATGCTAAGGGTGAACGGTCTTGCTACGTTAACGTAGGCCAGGCTCCCAATAGTGTTTGGAAGACCTATAAGCGTGGCGGTTATTCTACAGACCACAGCTACAACGACCTAGCAGCTATTTTTAAGGGACGTAAGATTCGCTGGGGAGCATATGGTGACCCTGCGATTATTGATCCCGGTGTTGTTATTACCTTGAATAAGTATGCAGCTGGGCATACTGGCTACACTCACATGTGGTCTTTAGATCATGCTCAAGAATTCAAGGGTTTGTATCAAGCAAGCTGTGATTCTCTCAAAGATTATATCGAAGCCTCAAGTATGGGCTGGAAAACATTCCAAGTAACTAGCAAGAATGCTACGTTAAAGAATGCGATTCTTTGCCCAGCTACAAGAGAAAATAGCAAAACACAATGCATAACTTGCACCCTATGTGATGGCAACACTAAGGACGTGTATGTGCAAGCTCATGGATCTGGGGCAAAGTATGTAGCCTATGCCTAGCTTATACACTAAGCAAGGATCATCGCCTTTGATGGTCCTTCTCTTTTTTATTCTTTCACCATCACCACAAGGACGTACCCATTGTATGAAACTCAACGCCATCATCTTAACAGCTAGCTTATCTCTTTTTGTCTTGGGATTCTTTATCTCACCCAGTGCTAGCAAAGTCAATCAAGCAACGTGTTCAACACAAGTTAACTAACCAAGGATTCAATCATGCCTGCTAAAAAGTTTGGTTTTGTTAAACCAGTTAGGATAACAATCACGGTGCCTAATCGTGTCTTCGATATGTTAGAGAAACAAAGTTACATTCAGGGACGCAGTATGTCTAACTTGGCTGCTGTTAGTCTTGAAAAACAATTGCTTAGTGATTATGTCAACGCTTGATTCTTACTTTTGGAAAATGCTTGATGCTTACTTGGAGGACTATTTTGTTGACCATGAAAACACTAACGAAGGACTCACTGAGGAGGAAATCCAAGATCTAATGGAGAATCCTAATTGGACAGGATCGAGGTGTCACTACTGATGAGCTTTAATGCAAACACTTTGTACAAGGCTGTGAATCTAGATGATTTAGCAAATGAATGCATGGACGCAATCACTAAAAATAAAGTCTATGCAATCACTGATACTTGGGGGCATCTCCATAGCATCTACAATTCACGGCAGGATGCACAAGCTAAAGTCCAAGAGTTTAACAAAGGTGACCCTGATGGGTATTGGACTATTGAAGAACACGGGTTGCGGTAATTCGCAGCCCTTTTTTATTGCCCACAACCTTTCACAATCGTCACAAGGACTCACCTAATGCTAACAACGTTTGAGGCTCAGTTCTTAACGCCTGAAAATAAGACAAGGACGTGGGTGATTCGTTCACAAACCTATGCTCAAGCGATTCTGGCTGCTAGGGGCTTGTCTGACCTAGAGGACGGCACGTTAATTCGCGTATTTAAGGAGTTAGAGTGGTAATGAGTAAAAAGTATTTCCCTAATAACTGGCAAGAGTTTAAGGACGAACCGGATGATTCATTCATTCCACATACATTCCAAGAGTTAATGGAGTGGAAGGTAGGTGAATGGGAGATCCCTTCCAGCATTTACTGCATCCTGAGGTGCATGAATCTTAAGACTGGCAAGGTTAAAGAACATGTGTACCAAAGCCAAGGAGCTGCCTTCAGGAAGCTTGAAACCTTGGCCAAAGACCCCGAAATGGAGGTCACGATCTGCACCAACGAATTCATTGGACAAACACTCGCCACCCATGATTAACCAACTGACTGACGACAAGTTTCATTGTCTTATTGAAGCCATTATGCAACATCCGCATAGTGAGGAGCTTCAAGTATTGCTGGAACAACAGATGGAGGATGACACTTATGTGATCCTGTAACACCAAGAACGCAGCAGACCCGCCCAAGGCGGCTAGAGTATTTTTGTACTAACCCACAAGGACAGAGCCGATCTAGGTATTGAAGATTTATGACGTTAGTTTCAATTGGTCCCGTCTATGTCGGTTTGCAACAGGATCCTTTATGGTACGTATGCAGCTCATCTGCTGCGCTTTCTATCCACCTAGGTAGGGTGTTGATAGAATTAGATAGACCCAAACAAAGGTTTCGTGGATCCACTCAAGCGGACGCTCACTGATCGCTCCATGGCTCAGGTGCTTAAGGCATTTGAGCTGTTGCGATTGATGGATCGGGAGATTCCAGGTCAACTGGTGAGTGCTTTTTTATACATTGCATCTCACAATCCCTGCCATAAACAGGCAATGGAAGAAGATCTGGACTTTACGACATCATCAGCTAGTCGTTTAACTGATTGGCTCTCCGAATACCACCGTTTGGGTAAGCCTGGATTGGGCCTGATCACCAAGACCAAGGACCCAACTGATTTCAGGCGCATCCTGATCACGTTAACACCCAAGGGCGAATCACTTGCCCGTCAAATGAAGGAGCATCTTTATGGAGACTAGCGTCAAGACCTGGGGACAGGCCTTGGACTATACCTTTCAAACACGCCACACATGGCGTCACGGTGCAGGAGCTAAGCCTGCAGCCATTAACTGCGGGCACTTCACCCGTCTTCGGGGGCGGAGCCTACCGGTTGCCAAGATCGCCCCTGCGTTGATGTCACAGGTGTGCATTGAATTGGAGGAGGAGGGTAAGAGTGATGCGACGATTAATCGTGTCGTTAGTGCCGTCTCTACGGTCCTCAATCATTGTGCCTTTGATGAACTCATTCCGACGCCCTCTCGATTTAGACGTCGTAAGGAAGGCTCCCATCGCTTGACTTGGTTCAGCCAAGATGAGGTGGAGCAGTTTGTCTATGTGTCACTCAACACGTTCGACCGCCAGGACCTGGCAGACATTTCACTAACAGCAGCCTATACGGGAATGCGGGTCAGTGAGTTGTTCAAGCTGAAAGCTCAAGACGTTGACCTTGGACAAGGTTCAATCTTCGTGGGTGGACGGCCAGGCTTTGGTACCAAGAACATGGACTACCGGGTGTTGCCCATTCATGAGCGCATCAAGGAGATTCTCTGTTCCCGAATGGAGAACGTTGGCGCGAACACCGCCATCTTTGGTGATGAGTGGAATGACAAGGACCAATTACTCAGGGCTTTTAAGAAGTCCAGGAGTCTGATTGGTAAGGATGAAACCTATGTGTTTCACTCCTTTCGTCACAGCTTTGGGACTTGGTTAGCAGAGAAGAATGTAGCCATTCGCACGATCATGGACCTGATGGGCCATAAGCGTGTGGAGACCACATTGCGCTATGCAAAATGTACCGATCAAGCAAGGACTGCAGCCATTGACTTGATTTGAGGTTGGGCTTCACCATCGTCAAATCGGGGTGCTGAGCCCGGTCTAGGCGCGACTACTGGTCGCCCATCTGCTACGATTTCACCAGCAAACGGCTCCAGTCTCTGTGAGTCTCGGTTTGCGAATCACAGGGAAAACCCGCAAAAAATCCTCGAGATCGACTGCGCTGGTTGGCTTGTGACAGTTGCGGATGTGGCGGAATTGGTAGACGCGCTAGTTTCAGGTTCGGTTGCGTCTTTGTCCCATTAGTGCACAGGCCAGTCCACAAGGGCTGGCTTTCCTTTTGCCGCAACGTATCCACTCAGCAAGCAATCTTTTATACGGTTCTAACTCGCGAGTCTTATGCCCACACCAGCTCAAATTGATGCCCAGGTTGAATTGGAGAGGGAGGCCATCAGGCAGGGAATCAAAAAGCTGCAGGACAACACCACCCAGCTAGAGCAGCGCAGCTATGCCAGCGCCAGCATCTACGGGATCAGCTCCATCGACCAGTTGATGGGGCCGTTGGTGGATCTCATCAAGGAGAGCACCCGCACCCGCGTACAAGAGGCCAGGAGTGGCGTGAGTCAGTTTGCTGCTGTCAAGGTCTACATAGCTGAGCTGGAGCCCCTAGCAGCTGCTGCCATCGCTCTGAAGCTGACGTTCGACAAGGTCTTTGGCTACCGGGACAAATCAAACCAATTGATCACGGTGGTGGAGGCCATCGGTTCAGCCATCGAGGATGAATGCCAGATGCGCTTCTACGAGCGTGAGGCTCCAGGGCTGCTCCATGTCTTAAAGGAGAACTACTGGCACCGCAGTTGTGGCACCACACAGAAGCTGCGCTCCGTCCAGACCCTGATGAACCGGCATGACATTTGCTGGAAGCCTTGGGGCAGGGCCAACCGCATCAAGTTGGGGACCTGGCTACTGGACTGCATCATGAACGTCAGTGGTTGGTTTGAGAAGGACAAACGCCGTGAGGGAGCCCGGTGGGTCAACTACGTCGTTCCTACTCCTGAATACCTTGCCATCAAAGAACAAGTGATGGCCACGGCTGAGTTGTTTGCTCCCTTGGCCTGGCCGATGCTGATTGAGCCCAACGATTGGGGTGAGAACCGTTCCGGTGGCTACCTTCTTAACGAAGTGATGCGTGGCCATGACATGGTGCGCCGGGGGAAAGTGGGGTGTATACAGGGAGAACAGATCTACCTCTTTCTCAACCACCTTCAGAAGGTTGCTTACCGCATCAATCCATTTGTCTATGGAGTGGCCAAGCAGCTAATGGAGAGGCGAGTAAGGGTAGGTAAGTTTCTTCCTATTGTGGAGATGCCCTTACCGGTCAAACCCTTTGACATTGCTGAGAACTACGATGCCCGAAAGGACTATCGAAGGAAAGCAGCAGAGGTAAGGAACACCAACGCCCATGCGTTCAAGGCTTCCTGCCGCACACGCATGACTATGGAGACGGCTGACCGGTTCATTGACCAAGAACGTTTCTTCCTTCCTTGGTCGTTGGATTACAGGGGCCGGGCTTACCCCATCCCTGCGTTCTTAACACCACAGGATACCGACTTTGGTAAGAGCCTGCTGCGCTTTGCTGATGAGGCCTACATGACCCCTGAAGCAGAGGATTGGTTGGCGTTCCAAGTGGCTACCACGTATGGCCTAGACAAGGCACCCATGGCTGAGAGGCTGGAGTGGACTAAAAATCACCATCACCTCATTGAGGCGGTGGCTACTGATCCACTAGGCATGATCAGTGAGTGGGAAGCCGCTGAAGAGCCTTGGCAGTTCCTTGCAGCCTGTGAGGAGTACCACCATTGTGTGATTGCTTGCACTAGGCAATTCACAGGTCTCATGGTGGCTACAGATGCCACCTGTAGTGGTCTCCAGATCTTGGCTGGATTAGCACGGGATAAAACTTGTGCCAAGCTTGTCAATGTCCTACCTAGTGACAGACCTCAGGATGCCTACAAGGTTGTCGCTCAAGTAGCCACACCTAGCTGCCCTGAGTCTATACAGCCTTACATGGACCGCAAGGTCACCAAACGGGTTGTGATGACCATTCCCTACAACGCTAAACCTTTCTCAAACCGAAGCTACATCCGTGAAGCTTTGAAAGATAAGGAGGTTGAGATCAGTAAAGAAGATCTAACTCAGACAGTTAATGCTGTACGAGCTGCAATGTGGGAGGTTGTCCCTGGTCCTATGGCTGTCATGGATTGGATCGAAAAGGAGATCACTGCTCTGATCCATAGGGGTGTGACAGAAGTTTCTTGGACAACACCTTCTGGGTTTGTTGTCACACAGAAGCTGATGAAGCGAAAAGTTGAACGCTTAAAGCTGCAGCTCTTAGGAGACTGTGAGCTTTACGTTGCCACTGGTGACACCGATGAGGTGGACATCAACCGCCATAAAGCTGCAACTGCACCCAACCTGATCCATTCGCTTGACTCTTCGCTGTTACATTTAGCCTTCACAAGGTTCAGCGCACCGTTCAGTGTCATTCATGATTCTGTCCTGTGTCGTGCAACAGATATGTCCCAACTATCGGCAGTAGTTAGGGAGACCTATATGCACCTGTTTGCTGAACAAGATTACCTTTCCGATTGGGCAAAACAAATCGGAGCCCTTTACCCACCGCCGATCATTGGGGACTTAGAACCCGAATCAGTGATCGAATCCACCTATTTTTTCTGTTAAAAACCTGTCCACATGGCACAATCTATTCACGTAACCAAACAGCCTGTAACCCTTGAAGGTTATCAAGCTGTGATGAAGCCCAGTAAGTTTGGCTTTTCACTATCGGCATTGGTCGGCAGTGATCTGATTGAAACCCTTGAAGAGGATCGCGCTGATGCCTTGAAATGGAGTGAATCAAAACTGAAGAACCCTAAGCGCAGTGTCTTGAAGCCTGAGCCTTGGGAAGAAGTCAGTGAAGGTCAGTACAAAGTCAAGTTCAGTTGGAATGAAGAGACCAAACCTTCTGTGGTTGATACGGAAGGTACACTGATCACTGATGAGACCACACCTATTTACAGTGGGTCTCAAGTAAAGCTAGCTTTTCGTCAGAAGCCCTATGTCCTTAAGGATGGGGTTACCTACGGCACTTCCCTAAAGCTTGTTGGCGTCCAGGTCGTTGCACTGAGTGGCTCAGCTGGTGTTGATCGTGGAGATCTTAGTGATACGGAAGTCGCTGAATTGTTTGGCACTACCCGTGGTTTTAAGACTCAAGACCCTAACGTCACCCCGCCTGAGGAAATTGCAGTGGATGACGACTTCTAGTGGCCTTTCGCTCAGGGCTTGAAAAGAAAGTTGCTCAACTTCTTGAAGGGTTGGGCATTTCTTTTGAGTATGAGTCTACCAAGGTACCGTACATACTTCAATGTAACTATACCCCAGACTTCCTACTCCCAAATGGTATCTACTTAGAAACCAAAGGGCTGTTCTCACCTGAGGATCGCCGCAAGATGGTTGCCGTCAAAAAGGACAACCCTGATTTGGATATCAGGATGGTCTTTCAGGCACCGTACAACAAAATTGAGAAAAGGTCTAAAACCACCTACGCCCAATGGTGCGAAAAGAACGGTTTCAAATGGTGTTCATTCACTTCCATCCCAATTGACTGGTTGACATGACTATCGACAAAAAACCTGCTTACACGCAGATTGTTGAATACTTCTCTGACACCTTGGCTGATGCGGAGGATGCAGTAAAGAACGGGGTGCTAACTCCTGATGATGTTGTGGATGCCTTTGTAGAGGCTATCGACGACTGGCATTCTTATTTCATTGATTCTGCTGCTACCTATGCGTCCATTGCAAAAGCAGTGCGAGAGCGAGTTTCTCAGGCATGAGCCCTGTGTGAACTGCGGCAGTAGTGATGCCAATAGCTTATATAGCGACGGGCATTCCTACTGCTTTTCTTGCACTACATACACTCACCCCACTGGTGAGTCTTATTCACCATCATCACGCATGTCAAATGTTCAACTCCAAGGTTCAGCCCAAAGGCTGCAAAAACGAGGGTTGTCAGAAAAAGTCTGTGACAAGTACAAAATCTTCAGAGATGGAGACCTACTGCGCTTCTACTACTTCAGTAGTGACGGCATCCTCAAGGGATGCAAAGTAAAAACTAAGGACAAAGATTTCAGATATGAAGGAGAGACAGATGGCACCTTCTTTGGACAACACTTATTTCCTACCACTGGAAAACGAGTCGTCATTACAGAAGGTGAACTCGATGCAGCTTCATGTCAAGAAGCTATGCCGGGGTGGCCGATGGTTTCTTTACCTAGCGGTGCCGCATCGGCAAGAAAGGCGATCCAAAGGAATCTCGAATGGTTACAGGGCTATGAAAGCGTTGTCTTGTTCTACGACAACGACGCAGCTGGCCGTGAGGCGGCGGAGAAATCGGCTGCGGTCTTACCACCTGGCAAGGTCAAGATCGCTCGCATACGCGAACCGTATAAAGACGCAAGCGATGCGCTACAAGCCAATGACACTGATGCAATTAGCCGCGCTATTTGGGATGCCACCCCGTACAGGCCAGACGGCATCGTTGAGGGCAGGTCTCTTTTAGAACTAGTTACAACGCCTAATTCACCACATGATTACGAATACCCGTTCAAAGGGTTACAAGAAAAGCTCCATGGGATCCACAAAGGTGAACTCATCTCGATCACCGCAGGATCTGGAATCGGCAAGAGTTCCTTCTGCCGGGAGCTTGCAACTCACTTACTCAACAACGGGGAACGAGTTGGATACCTGGCTCTGGAGGAGTCCAACCGACGCACAGCCTTAGGGCTGATGTCTGCTGCTGTAGGTAAGTCACTTCACATAGGCGAACATGATCGAGCTACGTTGGTTGAAGCTTATGAGGCTTCACTAGCCAACTGGAACCTCTACCTATTTGATGGTTTCGGGAGTTATGACCCCGACATTATATACAATAGGATTGAGTACCTAGCTACTGGTCTAGATACCAAGATTGTCTTCCTTGATCACCTATCAATCCTATTGAGTGGGTTGGATGGGGACGAGCGCAGGATCATTGATCAGACCATGACGAAGCTCCGATCCCTTGTAGAGCGCACAGGAATCACGTTGTTCCTTGTGTCGCACCTGAGGCGTACCTCTGGTGATCAGAACCACGAAGAGGGGGCACGGGTCACGCTTGGCCAGTTGAGAGGCTCTGCAGCTATTGCTCAGCTAAGCGATTCCGTTATTGCATTGGAGCGTAATCAACAGGCTGCTAATGGTGGCAGCTCCACCGTTGTACGTGTCCTGAAGAATCGTTTTAGTGGTGAAGTAGGCGTTGCTTGTCATCTTGATTACGACCTATCCACTTGTAAATTTATAGAAACTAAAGTAGATGAAGAGTTCGACGCAACTTCCGATTTCTAAGCCTAAACCGCCCACGCCTGAAGCCATTAAAAAAGCTCAGTTTGTAGATAAAACCTATAAGTGGGCTGCTAAATGACTAACCTCTCCCCCGCCGCGCAGGCAGTGCTGGATGCAGCAACAGCAGGTTTTTGGAAGTCGCCTTTTGACTCCGAAGGAAAGGGTGCTGCCGCCGCCCTTCGCGCCTTAGCTGAGTACCGCACCCCACATTGGGACGGAACTGGCCCAGCCTGTCACTGGCACCCAACTCCTTACGTGCGTCGTGAACTCATCGCCATTGCCGCCGAGCTGGAGAACCAATGAACCTAATCTTTGACCTAGAAACTGACGGTCTTTACGATGATGTTACCTGTATCCACTGTATCTGCATCCATGACCTTGATGCTAAACAAACCATTGTCTTTAATGATACTGGTAGTGAGCAGCCTGTGGTTAAGGGTGTCCAGATGTTGGAAGATGCCAGTCATTTGATTGGTCATAACATCATCAGTTACGACATTCCTGTAGTACGTAAACTATTTCCTTGGTTCAATACAGATGCAACTCTTCTAGACACCCTAGTCCTGTCACGTATCTATCACGCTGACCGGCTGGCTGAAGACCATCTACATAAACCAAAGAAGTGGCCCAATCTTCCATTGCAATTATTTGGCAGGCATTCACTTGAATCCTATGGCTACCGCCTAGGTGAATACAAGGGTTCCTTTGGTAAGACTACCGATTGGAAAGAGTGGAGCCAAGAGATGGAGGATTACTGCTTGCAAGATGTGCAAGTTACAACAAAGTTATGGTACCACTTTCTTACAAAGATAAACTTAGAAAATCAAAAGAGCGGAACAAGAAAAACTTTGACGCCAACAAGTTGTTAGTTGACGCGTTTAAGCTTGAGAAAGGTTGCGCCAAGTGTGGGTATAAGGATCACCCATCAGCATTAGATTTTAACCATTTAAATCCTGAGGATAAGTCAGCAGATGTTTCCACTCGTCTCCAACAGTGGTGCTGGGCTCGCTTAAAGCAGGAAATTGATAAATGTGAAATCTTGTGTGCCAACTGCCACCGAATCTACAGCTATGAAAATCACTATACCCGATTGGGTACAACTGGAACATGACGTTGCAACCATTCTAACTGACCAAGAACTATATGGATGGAGCTTTGATGAAAGAGCTGCATGGGAACTTGAATCAACTCTCCGAAGAGAGCTTGAAACACTTACTCAATTACTTCGCGGAAGGCATCCTTACGTTGCAGGGTCATCGTTTAATCCAAAGCGACCTAACAAGACACAGGGGTACTTCACAGGGTGTGAGTCAACACGGCTGAAGGAATTAAACCCTTCATCCCGCGATCACATCGCCTGGATCTTTCAAACATTTTATGACTGGACACCCACTGAATTCACAGACAAAGGCAAAGCATCAATCGACGAAACAGTCCTCAAGGAAATTGGAACCCCAATTGCCCTTCAGTTCTTCAGGGTACTTGAACTCACGAAACAGCTTGGACTCCTCAGTGAAGGTATCAATGGCTGGCTCAAACTTGTACGCGATGGTCGGATCCACCACAACTGTAGTGTCGCCACTGCCACGCACAGATGTGCCCACCGTAAGCCCAACCTTGCCCAAGTTCCAGCAGAACAAGAGTTCCGAAAGCTATTCACCGCATCACCAGGACGACAAATGGTCGGGGCTGACCTTGCTGGGATTGAGCTGCGGATGCTTGCTCACTACTTGGCTCGTTTTGATGGGGGTCGTTATGCCGACATCCTTCTCAACGACGACATCCACCAAGTCAATGCAGACAAGATTGGCATCTCCCGTAGGGCCGTAAAGACTGTTACTTATGCATTTCTGTATGGAGCTGGTGATGAAAAGATTGGGTTATCCTTCGATCCCTTGCTTCCCAAGAACAAGGCAAGAAAAAGGGGTAAGGAGATTCGTCAAGCGTTTATGGATGCTATCGACGGTCTGGAGACCCTAGTTACCAAGGTAAAAGAGAAGGCAGCTGGTGGGTACATCAATGCTATTGATGGTCGAAAGATCAGCGTAGATGGTACCCATAAGGCTCTGAACTACTTACTGCAATCCAGTGCTGGTGTTATTGCCAAGCGTTGGATGGTAGAGGCTCACGAGACTATCCATTCAACAAAGATTAATGCACGACAACTAGCATTCGTGCATGACGAATTGCAGTTTGAAACTAAATCTGAATATGTAGATGACCTTAAATTCGCATTGCTTCATGCAGCTAAGTCTGCTGGAGAGTATTACCAATGTAGGATCCCAATCGAAGCAGACGCTAAGTCTGGGATCAATTGGGCAGAAGTGCATTAAGTGTTCAGAGGTCAAGCCTATCACTTGTTTTGATCTTTACCAAACAGGTGGAGGTTTAAGAAATACATGCCGAATATGTCGTTCGGAAATGAGTAGATTACGCCATAGGCTACGTAAACTTAACCCACCACCACTGGCTAGCTCTTGTCCAATCTGCCAAAAGCATACTGAGGTCTGGATCTTGGATCACTGCCACACAACTGATTCATTTCGTGGTTACATCTGCGATAGATGCAACCGTGGCCTGGGATGCTTTGGTGATGATTACACAACACTTGAAAAAGCACTACACTATCTATCCACTAAACACTAATGCCGGTCAAGTCTAAAACATCTCTAGGTCGGAAACCTTTCGAGTCTAAGGCCAAATACAAAACAACTAAACAGGGTAACGGTCTACGTTCCAAACCCTCACATGGTCGCAAACTAAAGCGGGGTCAAGGATGAGCTTGCTTATAGATGCAGACTTCATTGTCTACAAATGCTGCGCTTCAACTGAAACAGAGATTGACTACGGAGAGGACCTAATTGTCGTCACTTCAAGCTTCACAGACGCCTACGACTTTGTGCAACGAGAGTTGTTCAAGATCGCACGTGACGTTGGAGTTTACGATGATACTATTCTTTTCTTTAGCGATAGCGTTAACTTCAGGAAGGATATTGACCCTGATTACAAAGGCCATAGGAATCGTAAGAAACCTTGCGGCTATAAAAGGGTCATCAATGCGTTAAAAGCTGACTATCCAGTGCAGCAAATGCCGACTCTTGAGGCTGATGATGCGATGGGTATCTGGGCTACTAAAGAGTCTGGTCATATCATCTGCTCCCCTGATAAGGATATGAGACAGATCCCTGGTGACTTGTATGACATGTCTACGGGGGTTGTCACAATCACCAATCAGGAAGGCTTCAACTGGCACCTAATCCAAACAATGGCAGGTGACCAGACAGATGGTTATGCCGGTGTACCTGGTATTGGTATCAAGAGAGCCGTAGCACTGCTTGACGCTGAAGGCTATACGTGGAACACAGTCCTTCAAGCCTTTCTTGATAAGGGTCTTACTGAAGAAGATGCTCTTCGGAATGCCCGACTAGCAAAAATTCTTCAGAACGATGACTATGACCACGAACTACAGCAACCAAAGCTTTGGACCCCCACCGCCTCCAGTGTTGGAGTTGACGGTGGAACAACAGTTCAAGCTCAGACAGATTGAAGACGCACTACGTAACCCTGCAAGCAAAAAGGAAGACATCATCACTGTCTTCCTAGCGCTACAACGCCAGTCTTATGTACTGGGAAATAACATGAGCAATCTTATTAAACAATGGCCGCTACCAACATTACGGGACCAAGCTACTACAAGCGTGGACAAATCCAAGTTTGGGATTTCATCAGAGACCAAGGGTTGAACTTCCACCTTGGTAATGCCATCAAGTATGTCTGCCGTGCTGGCTACAAAGAAGATCGCATTGCTGATCTAACCAAAGCAATTCATTACCTACAGAATGAACTCGAACATGAAATCCTCTTCAAAAAGCAAGTCGAAACTGAGCGAACAAGCCCAGGAGTTCAGGACCGCTTTCCGGGTGAGCAACAGTACAACGCCAGCTTCACGGACTACGCAACGGACCTTGATCGTTGAGGAGTTTAAGGAGTTCCTAGAGGCTGAAAACTTTCTATTTCGTAATGGGAAGGTATTTCACGAAGAAGCCTTGAAGGAGTTGGCTGACCTTGTATATGTCTGCTATCAATACGCTACCAATCTTGGTTGGGACTTGGATGAGGCACTGGACCGTGTACATAAATCCAATATGTCCAAACTTGATGAAGATGGTAAACCTATCTATCGAGCTGATGGCAAGGTCCTGAAGGGCCCCAATTACAAACCACCTACACTTTCTGACCTAGTTTAATGTCTGCACCACAAAAACAACTTATTGCCCGTACCGGTCGGGTTCAATCTTGGATTGATGATCCCACTTCACGTCTCCCGGTCTCCTGCACAGTGTTTGTTGTGGAAGATGAGATGGAAGGGCCTAATGGTATTGAGGCCAGCTGGCGGTTTGCTAGTCACGCCTTACGTTTTGGTGCTGGCTGTGCCATTCACCTATCCAAGCTTCGTGCAAAGGGTCTTGAAAATGGTAAGGGTCTTGTGGCTTCCGGTCCTGTCTCCTTTGCCAAGATCTACTCAACACTAAATGAGATCCTCCGTCGTGGGGGACACTACAAGAATGGAGCTATTGTATGTCATCTCGATATCAATCATCCTGATATTATTGAGTTTGTCAATGCTAACCGTGCTGATCTGCCTTGGGTTAAACGCTGCGTCAATCTTACGACTCATAAGTGGCGTGAAGCTACCAACCAAGTAAAAACGGCAGTCCTTGCCGCAATTGCAAGGGGGGACGTATGGCTAAACAAATCAAAGGTAGACAAAGATGGAAACCGAATCTACGGAAACGTATGCCTTGAAGTATACCTGCCCTCACGAGGCACTTGCTTGCTTCAACACGTCAATCTTGGTGCCTGTGACATCGAAGACATCGAACCAGCTTTTGTTGCTGGTATGTCCGAGTTGTGTGTACTCCATACGAAAACAGGTGTCGGTGAATCGGGGGAGTACCTAAGCCCTGAGGTTGACCGCCAGGTTGGTCTGGGGATGCTTGGTCTTGCCAACCTATTGGCACGGCATGGTGTGACCTATGAAGCCTTTGGAGAAGCCCTTGAGGATCTCCGGGGCAATGAACCGTATGAACAAACCGGAGCCCATATCATTGCTCTTAAACTACAACGTGGAATTGAAGCTGCTGCACAGGTGGCTTCTTATAACGGGATGGTACGTGCATTTGCAATCGCTCCTACCGCTTCATGTTCGTACCGCTATACCGACGCACTGGGCTTCACAACAACACCAGAAATTGCTCCCCCGATCTCTAGGCAAGTGGACCGCGATAGCGCCACTTTTGGGGTACAGTCTTTCGACTACGGCAATGTGGAGATTTCCAGTAAGGTAGGTTGGAAAAACTATAAGAGGGTTGCTGATGGCATCCTTCGTCTGCTGGACAGCACTGGGCTGCTCCACGGTTACAGCTTTAATAGTTGGTCCGATGTGGTCACCTATGACGAAGCGTTTATTGAAGAATGGCTTGCTTCACCGCAGACCAGTCTTTACTATTCTCTCCAAGTTATGGGTGATACTCAGGATAAATCAGACGCTTATGCTGCGCTGAGGGATGCTGATATTGACTCGTACTTGGAGGACATCTTGAATGAATCTCCAATTACTTGTGATTGCGGCGAATGAACCCCCTAAGGAAACTCCTTAATGCGCTAAAAATAGAAAAAAAGCCTAAACCTCTTGATTACTATGGTCCTGGTTACTCCAGTGAACCTCAACCGTCGTTACCTGGCTACCCAGCTGGGCTTCAACCGGTTGTCCCTGGCAATCTAAAACTGATTGGTAGACCAAAAGTTTCTGATGGTAACAAGACAGCCACAGTACGTTCAAGCGGTAGGTTTGATGATCGTGACGGCTTAGAGACAGTATTCCCCACCGTTGTAGGTGGAAAGTTAGTAAGTGAAGAGCAGGGTTGGAAACATTATCTGAAGACTGGAGAGCATATGGGCAAGTATGCCAACTGGCAAATAGGTCAGCAGGCTGGTCAACAAATCCATCTGGAAGAAGAACGTCGCCTCAACCAAGATATCAAAAAGAAACTCAAGTCTTCAGGAAAATGAACCCTTATCAAAAACTACAAAATAGAAAGCGTAAATGGACTCCTGTGCAAACCACAGCAGGTCCTGTGGTTGAGGGTGCAGAGGAGACAATCTTCCGTGCCCTGGCCATGCGTCATATGGAACTCCCAGTGGGTGACTTTATCAAAGACTCATTAGATGAAATTCCAGACCTATCGCGGGACCTACTGCGATCCAATATCAAAGACGAAGAAAACCACGATGTGGCTCTCACTTACATCACCAACGCTCTTGGGGTGGATGAAAAGGCTGAGGCCGAAGGGCTCCGACTTAGGGATGCTTGGACGGCGCATCCAGATCACACTGTCCTCAAAGCCATGGTTGCTGAAAGGGCAATCTTCTTTGTACTATTGCCCTTCTTCAGATTTAATGGTGACGCTGGTCTACGAACGGTAAGTGCTGATATTAGTCGTGATGAACAAATCCACGTTGCCGCTAATTCTTTGGTCTGCCGTGAGTTGGGCCTTGTGGTCTCTCCAAGTCTTGACAAACTAAGGAAAGCAACAATCAATTGGGTGATGCAACCATTGGGTAAGTCATCTAACAAATATCTTGATAAAAAATTTTGGCTGGATACCAGTGATTCGTTGATGTATTCAGGAAAAGCCGAAGGGCTTCTTGAGACACAGCGAGCACGTATGCCAGCATTCTTTGAACATGCAAACCCCAATCTCCCTCAGTACGCTTAAGCTTCATGCAGAGCGTGTTGAGGAGTTAGTTAAAGAGTTGGATGACTTGTTCCCAGCTTTTGTAGCTACACCTCATGACGCTTATGAAACGATCATGTTTCGTTCGGGTCAACGCTCCGTAGTGGAGTGGATAAAACAACGTATCAGTGAAGACTAATGTGTTTCAATAGCCCCAAAGCTCCACCCCCGCCTCCTCCTCTTACGCCTGCACCTCCTGCACCTCCTAAGCCTGACGCTCCTGCCCCAGCACCTGCACCTTTGCAACCTGTTGGTGCTGAGCCCACACTGAAGACTAAGCAGAGCAAGCGTGAGCAACAAGGCAGCCTAAGTAAAGGTGCCTCACAATTAAAGATTGGTCTTAATACAGGTACCTCCGGTGGAGGTCTGAACCTGTGACAGCCAAGAGTAGATATGACGCCCTAGCGTCTACACGTAATCAGTTCTTGGATGCTGCGGTTGAATGTAGTCGGTTGACTCTTCCATATCTTATTTCAGATGAGGTTAAGCCGACTACACGGTCCATGTTGTTTACACCATGGCAAAGTGTTGGTGCTAAGGGGGTGGTAACGCTTGCATCTAAATTGATGCTTGCTTTGCTGCCTCCTCAGACTACCTTCTTTAAGCTTCAAGTTCGTGATGACAAGCTAGGAACTGAGATTCCTGCAGAGATCAGGTCTGAACTGGACCTCAGCTTCTCAAAGCTAGAACGCATGGTGATGGATTCCATCTCTGCTTCTAGTGATCGAGTAACTGTCCACCAAGCTATCAAGCACTTGGTAGTGGGTGGCAACGCTCTGGTCTTTATGGGCAAAGATGGTCTTAAGCATTTCCCCCTTAACCGTTACGTAGTGAATCGTGATGGCAATGGGAATGTACTTGAGATAGTCACCAAAGAGCTGATTGATCGGGATCAACTTGAGATCCCAGACGTTATCCCTAATGCACCAGGAGATGACGGACTAAAGACTGGTGCAGTGGACAATGATGTTGAGGTGTACACCCACGTCAAGCTGGAGAATGGTCGTTGGGTTTGGTATCAAGAAGTGTTTGGAAAGATCATTCCTAACACTCGTTCTACCGCCCCTAAATCAAACTCCCCCTGGCTTGTCCTCAGATTTAACACCGTAGATGGTGAGGATTATGGCCGTGGAAGGGTCGAGGAATTCCTTGGTGACCTACGAGCCCTTGAGGCACTTTCACAGGCCCTGGTGGAGGGCACAGCAGCTGCTGCGAAGGTTATCTTCACAGTGTCTCCTAGCTCTACTACCAAACCTCAAACTATTGCCAATGCTGGTAATGGAGCAATCGTTCAGGGCAGACCTGATGACATAGCTGTAATCCAGGTAGGTAAAACTGCTGATTTCCGTACAGCACAAGAGATGGTTCAGATGCTGACCCAAAGGATCAGTGAAGCATTCCTTGTCCTGAACGTCCGTAACTCTGAACGCACTACTGCTGAAGAAGTACGGATGACTCAGATGGAACTGGAACAGCAATTGGGTGGTCTCTTCAGTCTACTTACTGTTGAGTTTCTTGTTCCCTACCTGAATCGTAAGTTGATGGTCCTTCAACGGGACGGTGAACTACCCAAGATTCCCAAAGACTTGGTCAAGCCAACCATCGTTGCTGGTATCAATGCCCTTGGTCGTGGCCAGGATCGTGAGTCTTTGACTACCTTCCTAGGCACCATTGCTCAGACGATGGGTCCTCAGGCTTTGGCGCAGTACATCAACCCTGATGAAGCGATTAAACGCTTAGCTGCTGCTCAAGGTATTGACATCTTGAACTTGGTTAAGTCCATGGATGATCTACAGAATGATAAGCAACAGCAACAACAACTGGCTGTTCAACAGTCTTTGGTTGATCAAGCTGGTCAATTGGCAGGTACCCCAATGATGGACCCGTCTAAAAACCCACAAGCAATGGAGATGTTATCCGGTGCAAACGCACAAACCAGTCCGCCCACCCAAGAGCAAGCTCCCCCCGGTCAGTAAACCTGACGTATCTGGAGCTGAAGAAGTTAAAAACAAGTATGCCCGTAAACGCCTAATTGGTCCACCTAAAACGAAAGACGTTGTGGACACCATTGGGCTGGGTAATTTAAAAGTAGAAACAACTTATGGCAAATCAACTGACGTATGATCCAACTGAATACAACGAACCAGAGTTCACTGAAGAAGAACTGGATTCGTTGAAGGTTGGTGAAGAGCTTGTAGCAGAACAAGAAGAACTCTTAGCTGGCAAGTACCGCGATGCACAGGAACTAGAGCAAGCATACCTTGAGCTTCAACGTAAGCTTGGTGAACGCAATGCTGATGATCCTGAAGAATATCCTGAAGACTCAGAAGATGAGGAACAGGAAGAGTATGAAGTATCCCCAGGAGTTAATCTTATCCAAGAGGCTTCTGCTGAATACTATGAAAATGGTGGCCAGCTTACTGAAGAGACACTAGCCAGATTTGGTGAGATGTCTAGTCAAGAGTTGGTTGCTGCCTACCTTGAAATCCAAGCTAACGCACCTCAACAAGAACAGTATGAAGCAACTCCTGATCTCACAGATAGGGAAGTCAACTTCATCCAGAACAGTGTTGGCGGTGAACAAGCGTACTCAAGCCTCATCAACTGGGCTTCCGAGAACCTCAACCCCGAATATGTTCAGGCCTTCGATAACGTGGTGGAGTCTGGCAATGTTCAGGCTATCCAGCTTGCTGTCGCTGGTCTCAGGAGTGAGTACGAACAAGCTGTTGGATATGAGGGACGGATGCTTTCAGGCAAAGCAGCTAATACTGCAGTTGATGCCTTCCGTTCCCAGGCTGAAGTAGTGCGGGCAATGAGTGATCCACGCTATGACAATGATCCTGCATATCGTCAGGATATCTTTGACAAGCTTGATCGTTCCAACATCGAGTTCTAATGACAGACAATCTCTGGGCTAAAGAACCCCCTATTATTATGACAGATCATCCTTATGGTGTTCCCCATAATGAGCGTGCTGAACTCATTAATGGACGCCTTGCCATGCTTGGTGTTGTGGCAGCAATCGGCGCTTACATTACTACTGGGCAGCTGATTCCTGGTATCTTCTAGGTATTGGTAAATCCGTCAATACTGCGCGTGTATTGGCGGATTATGAAGCGTAAGCAATATAAAAGTTCTTTGCTTTTTTATTATGCTACCTCTGCTAACTACTCTGTCCGTCATTAGTTCTTGGTATGGTCCTGGTTTTAATGGGGCCCGTACTGCTAATGGTGAACGATTTAATCAACAAGCTCTTACTGCTGCACATAAGACACTTCCGTTTGGAACCAAGTTAAAGGTTTGCTTTCAACGTTGTGCCGTGGTGCGTGTTAATGATCGAGGACCTTACATTCGTGGGAGGTCATTAGATCTCAGTAAAGGCGCGGCTGATGCTATCGGTCTTGCTGGCTCTGGAGTTGGTCGAGTCTCTATTACGCGACTCAGTTAACACTTAAATGGATTGGAGGCACCTCAGAGTAGGACCTCCATTCTCTTGCCCGTGTCCGTGGCTTTGTAACGGCGAAACTGTAAACCCCTCCCAAAGGGGGACAGGTATGGATCTCTGTTTTCACCTTGCTGCTGTTAGCGCAGGGTTATCTGCCAACTTGGTCTTAAGTATGACGCTGGGCACATAGCCCAGAAATGATGGTTCGATTCCATCAGTTGGTTTTGGCTTAGGCCCGCTAAGGCGGACACCCTTTGCCATTGACAGTTCGGAGAGACGAACACCTTGAAATTTAAAAGCGCAAAATTTTCCAACGTTGGAGAGAAACTGTTTAACCATTCTCTCTTTTACTATTAATGGCTAACTCCATTCAATCACCTATTGGTGTAATTAATAAGGCAGTAGCAGATACTAATAAGACCCGTGCTTATGATACTAAGTACGGCACCTATCTGAAACTGTTCAGCGGCGAACTGTTCAAAGCTTATGAAGCTGCTTGTATTGCTAAAGGTACCGTTCAGAACCGTACCCTGAAGAATGGCAAGAGCCTCCAGTTCATCTTCACCGGTCGCATGACCGCTGATTACCATACCGTTGGTACCCCTATCCTTGGTAGTGGTGATCCCCCGGTGGCGGAAAAGACCATCGTCTGTGACGACCTGCTGATCTCCAGCGCCTTCGTCTATGACCTTGATGAGACCCTGGCTCATTACAGCCTCCGCTCTGAGATTGCCGCCAAGATCGGCTACGCTCTGGCTGAAGCTTATGACAAGAAGATCTTCCGCACCATTGCCAAAGCTGCACGTGAGGCACATCCCATCACTGCTGCTCCTGGTCCTGAGCCCGGTGGTTCGATCATTCAACTTGGTGCTAACAAAGAGTACGACGCCCAAGCAATTGTGGATTCGTTCTTTGAAGCTGCTTCCATCCTGGATGAGAAGAACCTGCCTAAGACTGGTCGCACCGCTGTTCTCAGCCCCCGCCAGTATTATGCTCTGATCTCTCAAGTTGACACCAACATCCTCTACCGTGAATTCGGTAACAACCAAGGTTCTATGAACTCTGGTGAGGGTCTGATGCAGATCGCCGGTATTGATATCCGTCGTTCCAACAACCTGCCTTTCCTGGCTGGTAACGTTGCTGCTGTCTCTGGTGAGAACAACAACTACTCTGGTGACTTCTCCAACCACTGTGGCCTCATCTATCAGAAAGATGCTGCTGGTGTTGTGGAAGCTATTGGACCCCAAGTGCAGACCACCTCTGGTGATGTGTCTGTGCTGTATCAGGGTGACGTGATCGTTGGCCGTCTGGCCATGGGTTGTGGCACGTTGAACCCTGCTGCTGCTATTGAGCTGCAGTCGGCTCGCTCCTGATTAGGAGGTAACAACCAATGGCACGTCAACTTAATGACGGTGTGGGCGTTACTACTAGCGAGACCTACTACCCCAACCCTCCTGTTGAATACGGACGTAGCGGTGGCACTGTTGCTTCCGTGGTTCGTGTTAGTGGAGGTACTGGATACTCTGCTGGTACGCTGGCTACTACTGATGACAATGTCAACGGTAGTGGTTGTACTTTGACCGTTACCGTTACCGGTGGAGTTGTTAACTCCTCCGTCACTGTTGCCACTGGTGGCGATGGTTACCGTGTTGGTGATCATCTGACCGTTACCGGTGGCGGTGGCAATGCAACATTCCGTGTTGCAACCTTGAACTATACTAACTGAGGTAACAAGCAATGGCTGTTTCTAACTCTATTGGTGTATGCACAACTGATGCTGAGCGTCTCTCTGTGGCCAAGACCCGTCGTGGTTTTGGATCTGCTGTGGCTGACTCTGCAGTCAAGTCGGTGACCAAGGGCCTTCGCCTTGCTTACCCGGCTGTTGAGTGCAATATCACCAACGTCTGATCATTACTCTTGGGAGTCCTGCGGGGCTCCCTTTTTTTATACCTATACCATGTCCTCCATTACCTTTGACACTGAGACAGAACTCCACGCGGTCAACTCGATCCTGGGGGCCATTGGTCAATCTTCTGTCACCACCCTCAACTTTGAAAACCCAGAGGTTGCACTGATCTATCGCACCCTTAATGAGGTTAGCGTTCAGGTTCAATCCGAAGGTTGGTCTTTCAATACTGAATATCATTATCCGCTAACACCTGATGAAGGTGGGGAGATTGTCTACCCAGATAATGTCATTCAGATGGATCTATGTGATACAGAGGATCCCAGCATTGATACCGTACGTAGAAATGGCAAGCTATATGACAAGTATAACCACACCTTTGTCTTTGAAGCTCCAATCTATTTTGATATGGTTTGGAAGTTTGACTTTGAAGACCTCCCTTCGCCTTTCAAACAGTACATCACTTACCGTGCTTCAAGGATTGTTGCTGCAAAGCTTGTAGGTGACAAGGAGATCTATGCACTCCTGCAAGATCAAGAGAATGTAGCCCGTGTGATCTGCATGGAATACGAATGTAATCAGGGTGACTATAACTACCTTGGTTATCCACGTGGCACTACAGGGTATCCATACCGTCCTTATCAGGCACTGATTCGCTAATGCCAAATATCACTCAAAAAATTTCAAGCTATGTACATGGCATCTCTCAACAACCTGATCACCTAAAGAAAGCGGGCCAGGTTAATGATGCTTTGAATGTGATACCTGATGTAACACTTGGTCTTGTTAAGCGTCCAGGTTCGGAGCTGATCAGCACATTGAACACTACCAAAGAAGGTAAGTGGTTTAATATCTTCCGCGATACTACGGAGAAGTATATTGGCCAATACCTTAATGGGAGTCTAAGAATCTGGTCTTTGATTGATGGATCACCAAGGGTTATTCGTTATAACAGTACACCAGACCTTGTTAATCCTGATGATGGGGGTGTTGGCCTCCCAGCAGACTTTGGTGCTGGCACTGATCCAGCAGCAACGTTGAAGGTAGCGCCTGTACGTCCTGCAGGGTGTGATCCAGCATTGATGAAGGCCAAGCTGGATATCTACCTAGCTCAGAAAAGCGTCTATGATGCACAGGTAGCAGTCATTACTGCAGCCAACACTGACTATGAGTACAAACAGGCTAACGTTAATTACTATTCTCTGTACAGTAGTCCAGTTTTTAATGGTGGTACCTATAGGTTTTCTGGTGGTATCTGGGTAAATCATGGTGGAACTCCAACTGCTCAACCTGGCTATGCTGTTGGTCCTAAACGATATGATAATGTTGGTGGCCAAACAGGGAGGTTTGCGTCTCCTGGTAGGGATGGTTATGACCTTCTGAAGCTTAGTGGCTTGTTCACTCAAGCTCAAGTTGATACGGCAAAGGCTGTTGCTGATGCTGCTCAAACGGCTTTGATTCCCATTGAAGCTGACCTAGTTGTTAAGCGTAAGGCATACGAAGTTGAAGCAGTTAAGTGTGCTGTAGCTGAGACTGCTGGCACCACAACTCCTCCTACTCCTGTTCAGACTGTTCCTTATTTGCAGGGCGCTGAACCTGATGATGTAGAGATCCTTACTGTTAATGACTACACCTTCTTCACTAATAAGAAAAGGATTGTTAGCATGGGTAACACCACAGCTAACTCCCGTCCATATGAAGCATTCATTAACCTTAAGACCTTAGAGTACAACACAGAGTATTCGATATCCTTCTCCAAGCCAGGCAGTACTGCAGATGTTCTTGTCCCCTATGCCACTGCTCTGACCATTGATCCTGGTGACTGGGATGAAGCTGATGGCACCTGTCCTTTCACTCAGACAGCCACCTATGACAAGGCAAGTGGTAGCAAGGTCAACATGCGCTACCAGATTGAGACACGTGGTCAAGCAGTCCCTGTCAATAACTCTGACCCGTACTCAGGGTACAAGTGCCGTTATAAGACCTATGTAACCCTAGTTAACGGTGGTCAAGGGTGGGTCACTGGAGACAGTTGGACACAGACTATGAATGGTAAGACCTACACCATTCGTGTGTCTTCTCATGCCTATAGGACAACCTATCCAACGCTCATCAATACGACACCTAAGCTTCTACCTAAGGATGCTGCTACGGGTACCATTACTTATGAGTCTATCCTTACTTACTTTAAGGGTCAGATTGAAGCAAACACTAATTGGTTTGCTACGGTCATCGGTACTGGCCTTTATGTAGTTGGTCCTACTGAGTTCCAAGTCAATGCTAAGGGTGGTCGTACAGATGATGCAATTGTCTCAATGACCAATAAGGTGAATAACATCAGCCGCCTTCCGCTTCAATGTAAGGATGGTTATGTAGTTAAGATCTTAAATACTGGTGAAAGCAATGATGACTACTATGTCAAGTTTGTTGGCACAACTCCTGGCATTGATGGTCCTGGTGCATGGGAAGAGACGATCAAACCTGGCATTCTAGTTAACTTTAACTATGCCACGATGCCTCACCAACTGGTACGTATGCCAGATGGTACGTTCATGTTTAGCCCTGTTGACTGGGAAGACCGTTTGGTTGGTGATGATGAAACTAACCTCCAACCTACGTTCGTCAGGAGCACCATCAACAAGATGTTCTTTTACCGTAATAGGTTGGGAATGTTGAGTGGTGAGAACCTAATCCTTAGTAGGGCTGGTGACTTCTTTAACTTCTGGAGTAAGACTGCAATTACCATCAGTGATGTAGATCCTATTGATCTAGCTGCTAGTTCTACCACCCCCTGCACTCTATTCAGTGCTGTAGGTATGAAGGTGGGACTGCTGGTGTTTAGCAAGGATAAGCAATTCTTATTTGGTACCAGCCAGGACCTCCTTACACCACAGACTGCCAAGATCGAAACTCTTAGTACCTACACCTATAACACCAATTCACAGTTGGTTGATATGGGCACTACGGTTGGGTTCCTTTCAGAGAGTGGTAAGTGGTCTAGATACTTTGAGATGACTGGCATCAGCTCCACCAATACCCCAGAGATCATTGAGCAATCAAAGATCATTGTGGAGTTAATACCCGTAGGAGCAACTGAGATTGCACAGTCAAAGGAGAACACGTTCATTGCAATGGCAGAACGGGACACTCCTGATCTCTATATTTATAAGTTCTTTAATGACGGTGAGAAGCGAATCCTGACTTCCTGGGTTCGATGGAGGTTGGATGGAAATGTCATCCATCATACTGTAGACAAGGATATCTACTATGCAGTTACTAGCTATGGCAGTGAGGTCAACCTAGTCAAGGTGAACCTTACTATTAACTCTGGTGACTTGGTCGTTAACAATACTGATGTGACCTATGGTCCTAGGCTTGATAACCGTAGGACTGTACTGAGTAGTGCTGTAACCTTTAACTCTGGAACTTTCACTAGCTCCTTTACTCTTCCCTATAAGTATCGCATTGCTGATGCGGTTGCTTTTGGCATTGGTAACACTGAGTTCCAAGGCAGGGTAGATAACTTCCAATCAATTACCACAAACACTGACGGCATCTCTACCTATACATTGTATGGTGATTGGTCTGATACCAGCATTGCTGTTGGCTACCCATTTGATATGACCGTTGAAATACCAACGATCTACTGGACCAAAGCTGGCACTGATGCAACCAAATCAGACACTAGGTCTTACCTGAACGTACATCGTTGTAAGTTCCAGTTTGGTGATATTGGTATGTTCGACACCACGGTAACTCACCTTGGTAAGGACGACTATACCGATGTGTGGGAGCAAAGCCCTGCTGATAACTATAAGGCTGATACACATGAAGTGATTCCGACTTCAATCCATACAGTTCCTGTCTATGACAAGAACACTAATGCTTCGATCACTCTTCATAGTAAGCATCCAACCCCAACGGTTCTGTTGAGTATGGAGTGGGAAGGGAAGCTATCAACTAAACACTATACGAGTGTCTAAATACATTCAACCTTGTACGTTGGAGGCTGCTTATGAAGTGGCCTCTAACTTACGCGACGATGACCTGAGAGAGGTGGTAGAGGGTCACGGGCATGATCCCAAGGTATCCCTCCCTATCAACTCTCTGCAGGGCACCTGCGTGTCATTCACAGTGCCTAACGGCAAGACTGCCGGAGTGGCAGGAATAGTAGGAGATAACTGCATCTGGATGCTCACTACTCCTGCTATCCATGAATACCCTATTACATTTGCAAGGGAGGCTAAACGCTTTATTGAAAGCCGCCCTGAACCCTACCTATGGAACATCGTTGATAAGCGGAACACTGTTCACTTAAAGCTTCTTCAGTTCCTTGGTTTTAAGTTTCTCCGTGAGGTTACTTACGGTCCTAATAACCTAACCTTTATCGAGTTTATCCGTGTGCGACGCAACAGCAGCTATAGGAGGAGGGCTTAGCGCAATCAGCAGCATTGCTGGTGGCATGTCTTCTACTAGGGCTCAGAACAAAGCCATGATGGCTGACTATAAATACAACGTAGCCAAACGTGATGCTGATTGGAAACAGGTCCTTAGTTCCTGGGGTAACCAGCGCGTTGACTACCAAAATACTATTGACTCTAATTATGAAGCAGCTGGTCGTGCCTATACGGCAGAGCAGTCACGTATGAATGAAGCCTTTATGCAGGCTGCATTTGAAAAGCAAGACCTACTTACTCAGCTCATTGGAGCACAAGGTCAGCTTGGTGCAAGTGAAACCTATGGCAACTCTGCACGCAAAATGAATCAAGCCATGCTTGCAGCTTTTGGACGCAACAATGAAATCATGTCTGAGAACCTAGCAAGTAACCGTTCTGCTTCGATGCAGAGGAATTACGACACCTGGCGTCAACTGGCCAGTGCTAATAACCAATCCTGGTCACAGGTTGCACAAGCTCCTACAGAGACGTTTGCACCCCAGGCCCCACAGATGCAGAAGTTTGATCCGACTGCAGCAATTCTGGGTGCAGCTGGGTCTGCTGTGGCTGGTATGAAGAAAGCTCCAGGTGCTGGTGATCTAGGCGGTAAATCTAGTGGAGGTACTAGTAAGGGCTTTGGTAATAACATCGCTTTTAATCCAAAGGCATTTACTTCAAACTTTAACATCTTTGGTAATCAATGAAGCAACCTGATCAAATACAATTCCAAGGTTCTGCTGAGTCAAAAGGATTTAATCCCATAGCTCCGGCTTCACCTACTAGGGCTATAGAGGCTGATGCTAATAGGCTTTCTCAAAGTTGGGAAGAGGCTGCAGGTAAGACTCTTGCTCAGGAACAGCGTCTAATCAATTTTAATGATCAGCAGACCAAATATTATGTTGAAGCACTTGCTGGTTTCTCACAGACACTAGGAAAGCGTTTGGAAGAGGAACGTGATGCAAGGAATCAAGCCCTTGCTGAAGAGGGCATGGCACTTGCTTATGAACAGGGTGTGCCTCCTGAGGAGCAGTTTGCCCATGATGCTCAAGAGCAGCAACTCATGGCTGCTAAAGAAGGCGTCAATATTTATGCAGATAGCGTTGCCAAAGCAGGTGCTCAACCAGAGACCGTTGAAGCAGTACGCAACTTAAGTGGATGGAAGAAATATGGATATGCTGTTGGCCTAGCAAAAATGGCAGCCGGTGGTTACTCTTCTTGGATTCAAGAGAGATTCTTCACTGACAATGAAACTGTTATCAATGTCAACGGTGAAGCACCATTTACGCCAGCCACTGCTGACACACCTACTAAAAAGGCAGCTGCTCTGGCAGCATTACGTACTCAGTACTTTCGTCAGTCTGGAATCCTTGGCTTAAATAAAGCACTACTTAATAAGTATGCTTGGGATGATATGCGTGAGGTTGATCAGCGATTTATGGATCAGGCCCACACTGCTTACCGCAAAGGTATTCAGGAAGAAGGTCAGAGCACTGCACTGTCAGATCTTGCTACTAACATTGCTCAATCTCCAGATTCTTATGGCACGGCTGTTAAAGAGTTGATGCGGTATGGCGTAAGTGCTAAAGAAGCTAGGGCATTAGCTACCAAGACTATCTTGGAAATGCAATCAACGGCAGAGATTAATGCTGCTCAAGTTACAGCTGCTGAGAATTCTCTTTCTTTTGACGGTAAGAACACTTGGGGAAAGCTCTTCAAGAACGAGTGGACTAGTGCGAAGCTTGAGATGCGTAAAAACCAACAAGCTTTGTACCAGATGGATAAAGCCGAAGAGGATCGTATCTTTACTCAAAAGAATGATCAACTTATGGAGGAACTCTATAAGAATCCTGGTCAGTATGATGCTAAGGATATTCAAGGCCTTATTGATAAATCCCGTATTGATAACGGCGGTAAAGTCGACCCTCGCCTGACTGACTACCTTGAGAATCAGACTCTTCAAGCTCGTACTAATAAGCAACAAACACAAACGCTTGATGCTCTGTTTGACAGTGGTAGGCTAACTACTGATGAGCTACGTAGCGGAAAGTATTCTCCAGAGGTAGTCTCTAAGTTTCAGGAGAAGGCTAAATCGCAGGATGCCATCAGGGCAACTCCTGCTGCTAAGGCTTCACAAGCTGCAGCCAAAGATGCAGTTAAAAATGCCATTCAAACAAAGCTTCAAATTTCTGGTGCTGGACAGACACGCAACTACACTGCACCTCTGGCAGAGGCAGCTGCTATCTCACAGATTGATCGCCTTGCTAATCAGCTAATCATTACAGGTGTTCCTGCAGACAGGGCATACTCTGAAGCTGCCGCATCAGTGTCTAAAATGATTACTGACGGTACTGGTATCTACGCTACTAATGGAAAGGTTGGGCCTGAACTAGGTTTTAAATCATTCATGGGTACTGGGGTTGATATTGGAAAAGCAAATCAACGTATTAAGAGTATTGAATCTCAGGTCAAGGGTGGAGGTTCTGCTGTTGTCCAACAACGTAAATTGCTTTCCGAAGCAGAAGCACGTCAAGCTTTAAATCCTAATAATCCTATCCCAGGTATTGTCAGTCTTATTGCTGATAGAACAAATGGCAAGCTTAGCGAATTCGATGTCATTGATGCTCAGCTAAAGCTTTATGGGCTTCCTCCCCGTCTTAGGCCCTATGCTCAAATTCAGGCAGACAAACTTCCGCCTAACCTCCAACAACTTCTGAACTCAAAACCCAGTCCTAATAGAACTGCACGTGCATTCTACGAAGCTGGTGACTACCCTGTACAAGTTCGTAAGGATAATCAGGGTGCAAAGGACATCGTACAACTGGCGATAGCTGGTGGTATGCCTCCTGCTATTGCTCCACTTGCTGCAGCCCAATGGGCATTAGAAAGCGGTTGGGGGCAATATCAATCTGGTAAGAACAATCATTTTGGAATTAAAGGTCCTGGTACTACGGTATCAACTCAGGAAGATGGGCCCGGTGGTATGTACACAACACGTGCTTCATTCCGTGACTATAACTCTCCTGTTGACTCTGCTAAAGATTATGTCAAGTTGATTAGCGGCGGACGTTATGCTGCAGTATTTAAAGCGCGTACTCCCCGTGAAGCTGCCCAAGCAGTGAAGGATGCGGGTTATGCTACAGATCGTAATTACGTTGCCAAGCTTGTTTCTGTTATGAAGCAAGCAGGCTTTAATCCTGATCAGCCATTTAATCAAGCACCTTTGATCCCAGGTGGTTCCAATTACCGCACACAGGCGTCTATGTCTCCTGCGGCAGTCAAGCAACTTGCTAAGTATCTTGCAAGCCAAAAAGGGGCAAAATAATTAACTATGGAACTATCTCCTATTCAACAGCTGGAACTTGATGATCGTAATAAACAACGTAATATTGCTGCTCAAGAACTTGATGCTCAGAACACCTTTGAAAAGCAACGTGAAGAAGAGTTAGCAAAGCAGCAACAGCTTGAACAACAGCAGGCTGCCCAAGCACTTAAAACTAAGACTGACCCTAACAAGTCAGTTGGTGGTATTGCTGGTGAAGTTGGCACAGCTGCTGTTGGTGGTGTTATTGACGCTGTAGAAGGTGTGGGCGCTACTGCAGAGATGGCAGTTAAAGGTCAGGGTATGAATTCTGACTTCAAGCCAACTTGGCTACAGATGGATGATTCAAAAGAACCTATGAACCGGACTGCATGGGGCAATGTCCTACGTGGTGTGGTCGAATTTGGTACATTATTTGCAGCTACTAGAGGTGCAGGTAAGGCTGTCTCAATGACTAAGCTCCCTGGCCTTTCTCAAGTAGGTCAGTTTGCATCACGTGCACCTACAACTCTTAAAGGGAAGCTTGTACAAGGTGCCGCAGTAGGAGCTGCTGTTGACTTCACTAGCTCCTTTTCCACTGGTGACACCCTCAGCACAGAGCTTCATAAAATGATGCCCTGGATGCCTGATGCACTTGTAACAAGTAAAGATGATGCTCCCTTGGTTCGCAAAGCCAAGAATGTCATGGAAGGCATTGGTCTTGGAATGGCTGCTGATGTTCTTTTAGGTCTCAGGGCGGGTAAAAAAGCAGCGCAAATTGCTAAGGATTCAAAGGCTGTTCAACCTGTAGAACCTACTACTGCAATGGAGCTAGCTGCTGCAGAAAGCAAGGCCATGCGTGAAGCTGATATCAATGCAACCATTAAGCGTGATATTGAGCGTGATCCAGTTGGAGCAAATGGTCCTACGCCACACGTCAATCCAGACTTCTTTGACATACCAAACAAGGCAGCTACTGGAGTGGGTGGTCAAGAGTCCCTTTATCACAATCTTCTTGATGCGTATCGAGGAGCAGACAACCCTAATTCAAGACGTGTTAAGGTTTTTACTGAGGCTGCGTTAAATGACCGTCTCACTCAACTTGATCCTGAAAGGCGTAAGATCCTCAAGAACCTTGAAAAGGAGATTGATGCTAGTGATGCTTTAACTTCCGAAGTTAATGGTGTCCAAGTTACAGGTGATCAATTACGTAAGCTTTCTGCCGCTAGATACATTGATCTTGTTGATGCTGCAGGAGACCCAGAAGGTTTAGAGCAGCTTCAAAAGATGCTGTATGAGAACTCTTTTAAACGGGTAGATCAGTCAACAGGACAGGAAATTCAGCTTCTTAATACTGAAAACTTTCGAGCAGCTGAGATGCTGATTCACACCACTGCTGGTGAGTTGTCTGATATTGCTGTTGGCACCAAGACCATCATGGACACCATGGATACCAGCACTCAAAAGGACATGATGATGAACCGCCTTGAGTTTCTTTTAATGGAAACTGGAAAGGCAAAGTATTTCCGTGGTCTTGATCTGAACCAACTGAAAAACGGCATTGCACCATCTCCTTCTGTTAGGGCTGCAAAGCTTGCTGAGAAAGAAGCCCAGGTTAAAGAGTTTACTAAGGCACTAAATGAAATCTGGGACAAGGATCCTCAGATGACACAAGCCTTTGTGGACGCCTTTGCATTTAGCAATGGAGATGTTAAGAGCATTGACCAACTCTACCATTACGCCAAAGATAAAGTTTTCAATTGGAAATCAGTCATTGGACAGGAAGGTAAAAAGTCAGCACTTGTTGACGGTGTGCTTACAAACATGTACAACAGTGTTCTAAGTGCTCCAAAGACTATTGCTAGAGCTTTGCTTGGGACTAACCTTGTAACCCTAATGCGGCCTGTACAGATTGCCCTGGGTGGTGTGCTCACTGGAGAATCCAAGCTTGTACATCTTGGCATGGCACAGGGTCATTCAATCATCGAAGGTTTTGGCGAAGCTTGGAGGCTAGCAAAGCGTACTCAAGATGCAATGGTGCATAATCTAGATGATGTGCCTTATGCAGGTGAGTCGTTTATTCCAATCATGACCGAGACTCCCAATTGGCAAAGTCTTGGTGCTGTCATTGAGACTCAAGGAAACTTAGGTGATAAGGCCGCTTATCGCATCACTTCAATGATCAGTGACTTTAATAGTCATCCTTGGGTGAGGTATCCTACTAATACCATGGCTTCGATTGACGGGTTTACTAAGACCATTATTGGTCGTATGGAACTTAAGTCAAAGGCGTTTGAAGAAGCTTGGAACAAGACTGGTGGTACTGTTAATGGTCAACTAGTTCGTGAGTACGAAGCCAAGCTTCGCTCTAAGGTGTTCAATGAGAATGGTGAAGCTATTAATGAGTTTGCAAAGCTTGCTGGTTCTGAAGCTTCTCTTACACGGCCCCTAACGGGTAACCTTGGCCAATTTGATACCCTCCTACAAAAGGCACCAATCATCCGCCCTTTCTTCATGTTTATGAAGACGGGTATTAATGCACTACAGCTTGTTCAAAAGCATACCCCACTGCTAGCACGATTCAACGATGAAGTAGGCGCTGTACTACGTGCCACTCCTGATGATCTTAGCGGTGTTATGGCATATGGCATTGACTCACCAGCAAAGCTGATGGAGCAAAAGGCTCTTATTAAGGGTCGTGTTGCTATGGGAAACATGACAGTAGCAGCAGCGGCTGGTTTATACACCACCGGTAGTTTGACAGGTAACGGCCCTATGGATGTCCAGCAGCGTAATGCTTGGACCCAGGCAGGATGGAAACCCAGGTCTATCAAGATCGGTGATCGTTGGGTCAGCTATGACGGACTTGAACCATTTGCTTCCTTCCTTGCTGTTGTTGCTGATGTTGGAGACAACTCTCAAAACCTAGGCTCTGCTTGGTCTGAAGATGCGTTCCAGAAGCTTGGGTACGTCATCTCTATGAACCTCACCAACAAGTCTTTCCTTGCTGGGCTAAGTCCTTTTGTTGAGGTCCTCAATGGCAATCCCAATAGAGTTGCCACTACTTCTGGTAATATCATAAATAATTTTATACCGTTTGGTGGAGCCAGAAACGAATTAGCTAATATGTTTAACCCTGGAATGCGGGAAGTTGAAAAGGACATTTGGTCTACTATCAAGAACCGTAATCCTGGTCTCAGAGGTACACTACCTTTTAAATATGATGTCTTGGATGGTTCAATCCTCAGGGACTATGACTTTCCAACACGGCTAGCAAATTCAATATCCCCTATCCAGCTCAACACAAAAGATACACCAACGCGTAGGATGCTGCGCGAAAGTGGTTTTGATATTAATTATACACTAAGCACGGATACTAAGGGAACCAAGCTTAATGCAGATCAACGTTCACAGATGCAGAACTTGGTTGGTAAGCAAAACATTGAATCACAGCTAAAGGAGCTATTTGCAAATCCACAGATTCAGCGTGAACTTGCACAATACAAGAAGCTCCGTGACCTAGGTATTCCTGATCACGCTGCAGAAGATTCAATGCCCATCAAGGATAGCTTGGTCTATAACCAAATTGAAGGTATCTTCTACCGTGCCAAACAGAATGCGGAAGCTCAGCTTCGTGTTGATAATCCTTCACTGCTTAGCGGTGGTTATGCCAAGCAAGCTGTTAAATCTGCTCAACAAGCAGGAAAGCCAGACTTAGGTCTTCTTCAATTACAGAACAAGTAAATGGCAACAACCTCAAATAGCTACACAGGGAACGGTTCAACCGTTCTCTTTTCTTTTACCTTCCCATATTTAGACACAACGGACATTAAGGTAAGTCTTAATGGAGTTGATACAACTGCATACACGCTAGATAACGCTACTACAATCAGATTAAACACTGCACCTGCCAGTGGTGTAGCTATTAAGATTTATAGGGTAACCGGCTCTGATCAAACGGAAGCTGAGTTTTATCCTGGTTCTGCCATCAGGTCTACGGATCTGAATAGGAACTTCCTGCAGACACTTTATGTAACGCAGGAGACACAGGAAGTTGTTGCTAGCTCAAGTTCTGCTGGCCTTCAGACACAGATTACCGCTGCTAATAACACGGCTAACACCGCTATTGCAACAGCTAATAGTGCTAGTGCTACAGCTAATGGTATTGCTGGCACGGCAAATACTGCACTTGCTAACTCATCAAGTGCGGTAACAACAGCTGGGACTGCTCTGTCTACAGCAAACGCTGCCTCAGCTACGGCTAATGCAATTTCTTCCGTTGCAACGTCTGCCCAAACCACCGCAAATACGGCGGTCACAAACGCGGCAACTGCCCAAGCAACTGCCAACGCTGCCCTACCGCTTACTGGTGGAACTCTTACTGGTAACCTCACGGTTCCTAGTCTTAATGGCGGTCAGCTTGCGGGAACGCGCAATCGCATCATCAATGGTGACATGCTGATTAGCCAAAGATACCCGTCATCTTCGCCAACCTTTGGCGTCGGCAATGCGTATGTCCTTGACCGCTGGCTAGGTGCTGCATCCAGCGCTAGCAACATGCGTGTTGGCCTTTCGACAGATGTTCCAACTGGTGCAGGTTTTATAAGCTCTCAAAAGGCTGATGCTGTTAACGGAACAACGTTGGTAGCTGCCAGCAATCATACTATTGCACAACGAATCGAAGGCTATAACGTTTCAGATCTTGGCTTTGGTACGGCTAGCGCAGCTACTGTAACAGTATCCTTTTGGGTCAAATCATCCATTACTGGAACACACTCCGGTTCGCTGCGGAATAGTGGCTTTACTAGATCCTATCCTTTTGCTTATTCAATTAGCGCTGCCAATACTTGGGAGAAGAAATCAATCACGATTGCAGGGGACACAACTGGCACATGGTTGAAAGACAGTGGTATCGGGCTAGAACTTATTTTTGATCTTGGCACCGGCTCTACCTTTCGTGGCACAGCAGGCGCATGGGCAGCTACTAACTACGTTGGGGTAACCGGCGCCGCATCCGTCATGGCAACAGCAGGCGCCACTTGGTTTATCACTGGCGTTCAACTTGAACCCGGCACTGTTGCGACACCATATGAGCGACTGGAGGCTTCTTTGTCAGCCCTTCGCGTCTTTAGATATTATTTAACTGCCGCCAATACTGGCTTTGTAATAATGGCTAACACATTTAATTCGGCTCAATTTCCAGTGGCAATGAGGGCTGTCCCAACTGTCACTGTAACTGTGGGGACTATAAATAGTGTTTCAACTCTTGGCTTTATTGCCAGTCACACTGCTGCCGCCGCTGTTGGGTACACTGCTGACGCGGAGCTGTAACTAACCATGACCTACCAACTTACTGCCACCGACTTGATCCTCCGCCTTGCGGACAATACCTTTATTCCGCCCGATCCGGGCAACCGCGACTACGCCGCCTATCTGGAATGGGTCGAAGCTGGCAACACCCCAGAGCCTGCACCCGAGCCTCCAGTGCCGGTTGAGCTAACTCCTGCCGAGAAACTTGCGGCTAGTGGCCTCACCGTAGAAGAACTTAAAACCCTATTAGGACTTAACTAATCATGACCACTACAACTATTAAGCCAGGTCGGTATTCGGCTGATGCTGTCACCTCCAACCTGTCCATTCCTGAACATGACTACGTGTCCTGTTCTTATACCGGCTCTAACCTGACCGGTGTTGTCTTCAAGTTTGGTGGAGCAAGTGGCATCACTGTTGCTACTCTTGTTCTTACCTATGACGGGTCTAATAATCTGCTTACCGTTACCAAGAGCTAAGTCAAATGGCATATAAGTATAACCCGTTTACGGGAACTCTTGATGAGGTAGGAGCTGGCGGTGGTGGTGGCACCCCAGGCGGCTCTACCACGCAGGTGCAGTTCAACGACGGTGGCGCGTTCGGCGGTGACGCAGACCTGACGTGGAACAAGACCACGAACGTCCTAGGGGTCACGGGGGACGTAAACCTCAGCGATGGCGGCACCTATACCACCACGCTCCAGACGATCACCCCAACGGCTAACCGCACCATCAGCCTGCCTGACGCCACTGGCACGGTTGCGTTAGTTGCGGGGTCTAGCGGACAGTTTGTCTACAACAACGCTGGGGCATACGCAGGCGTCAGCACCATGACGTTTAGCGGCAATAATGTCACCCTGGCTGGTCGTTTGATCAATAGCTACACCAGCGTGGCTGATAGCCCTGCCAAGGTCTTTACGGGCACCTGGTTCACAGGTGGCACAGCAACCACCACCAAGCCTCACCTGCTGATTGAACCCACAGGTACTAGCTCTGGTGCCTGGTCCCCCAGTGGCACTGGTCTTGGTGTTAATGCTGCGAGTACGTTCAGCGGGAACCTGCTGGATTTGCAGCTTAATGGGACAAGTCGGTTTGCTGTGACTTCAACCCAAGTTAATCTTGGGGCCGGTGGGATCCAATTTGTCACTAACGCAACTGACAACGGATCACTTACCTACAACTTGGCTGGCGGGACAAGACTTCGCCTCGACTCTGGCGGGATTCGGCTGCAGCCGACTGGGCAATTACGCTGGAATCCTCTTAGCAATCTTGCGGACAATGACGATTTAATACTCTCACGCGACGCCGCAGGCACCCTTGCCCAGCGCAATGGCACCAACGCCCAAACCTTCCGCGTCTATAACACCTATACCGACGCGAGTAACTATCAACGCACGTCTCTAACGGATAGCAGCACTGGTCTGGTTATTGACCAACAGTTTGCAGGTACAGGCGTAGTCAGGACCAACCTGCTGGATCTTCAGGTGAATGGGACGAGTCGGGTCAAGGTGACCAGCGGCGGAAACATTTATATGGGTGCTCAAAATACGGGTCTTGAGTATTACAACAATGGCTTGTTGCTTATGGCAAATAATTCATATCCTATTTTTGTTGAAGCTACTAGAACACGATTTGCCCCTACTCATGAAATTGCTTGGGCAGCATCTGGCGGGACTTCGTATGGAATTGCTGCTGATATTGGGCTGGTTCGGTCTGGCACAAATACTGTCAAGGTAACCAACGGTTCCTCCGGTGACGGCACAATCTCTGGTCAGCTTCGCTCCGTTGGTACAGCCCCAGCCACCGCATCATCTACCGGCACTGCTGGCGACATCCGCTACGACGCTTCTTTTGTTTACATCTGCACCGCTACCAACACCTGGAAGCGGGCAGCCATCACTACCTGGTAACTACTTATGGCTTCTTTCAACATTTCAATCGACGACACGCTCGTTCCTGGCATCATCGCAACCGCCACGCTTGAGGGTAAGACCCCTGAGGCTGTGGTGAATGAATATGCCGCTGCCCTGGCTAATAAGACCTGTCAGGACCTTAAG